CCCATTATATGGTCATGTAAATCTTCTGCATTCTGATAAAAGTTATCTATTGTTAAACAGAAACCATCGAATGTTGGATTCCAAGTATCTGCAAATGCATACAGTTCATCCATGTCATATACTTTGTTCAAAATAAGACTCCTTTTGGTCTACTCATAACTTCAGCAGCGTCATCTACTGCACTTGGTAATTCTTCTATTGGTTCTTCGACTGGTGGTTGTTCAAGAAATTCATATTCTAAATCTTCACCTGCCTCATTCTGATTAGGAACTCCTATTGGGTGATGTAGATTAAATGATATAGATATTCTTTCGTAATTAGGGTCAACATCATCGTGATTCATAGGAACACCGTGCATCAATGCACTTGGCCATAATAGAAATTGATTCTCAACAGGATAGAACTCCACTTGGTCATGATAATATGCACTTCCAATATTTTTCATATTGGGTATTGCCTCACTACCAAATTCTTCAATAGGTAAATTCAATGCATGTGCCATTGCAGGATTTGGATTTAGAAATTGTATAGGTTGTGGTGTATTCTCTTCCACTTTTAGATACCATGTGCCTGACATATAAGAGTTTATATGATTATGTGGAACATGATGATGTGGTGCACCATATACATTAATCCATGCAAACAAATGTAAATCTGCTCTATTGATATGGCCGACCTGTTGGCCATAACAGATTTGTATAAATTGTATGTAAGTATCTTTTACTTGTTCTGCAAAATTAGCATACCAAGGAAGTTTAATCATTTCTTGTCTGAGTTCTTCATCAAAGTATGTGGTGTAATTCATAGAATTATTATCACCATGTCTTTGTGAAGCTTCTTTAACTAATCTTCTACAGTCTTGTTGAACTTCTTCTATATTGATTTCTTGTAAATCACCTCTTAAAATAGGTATTGAAAACATATCAATCTGTTCACAATTGATTGCAGGTTTGAATTCAGTTGTAGATGGTTTACTCCAAGTCATATTTAATTGCCTTTCTTTTCTACTTCAAGACCAACACCTTTCTGACCATCAGGCATGGTTACATTTCTATAATATATCACAACTTCTCCTAGTTGTTTGATGTATCTTTTTAACTCTTGCATGTCTTCTGCCATAACTTTGTAATCACCAACAGTCGTTGCAACAAATACAACTTCTCCACTATTGAGTTCTTTCATTTCATCTAAGAATCTGTCAAGATATGTATAATCCTCAGGCCAATCTGGATTCTCTCTATCTTCTAAATTACAAGTCTTTGGTCTTTTAAGTTGTTCTACTTTGTTTTCATCAAACCTTTTAGGTTCAAATGATATAGACTTTCTACAAGGATTTACTATTCGTGCCTCTGATACCACATACCATTGTGGTGCAGTAAGTTCTACTGGTCTAGGAAGACCTGGTTGCATGATGTCAATCTGTATAGGTTTAGATACAACCTCAACCTTTTTTGTTCCTAATAAAGAACAACCACTAATCGTTAGTAGTAGGATTATCGATGCTATAAAGTGCTTCTGTATCATCTTCCAGTCCCTCCATTACTGCCTCTGAGGCATTGTTAAATCTTGATTCTATTAGACCTGGCTTTTTTGTTGCAAGTAAATCTAAATTATGTCTACTGAAAATGGCAAGATACTCTGCCTTTTCTTTCTCTATTTGTGCATTCATACGACTCATGTTCATCAAGGATTCACCTTGTTTCTCATATTGTTCTTTCATGATTGCCATAGTTTGTTTCTGTTCCTCTACTGCAAATTCTAACTTCATATTATTTTCAGTAAGGGTTTGATTCTCTGTATATAACCAATAGGATGCGATTCCCAACACTAGTAATATACCTATAAGTGCTTGTTGCATTATTTCTCCTCTATTTTATAGTCAAGGCCACTTGAAGCTCTGACTTCTATCATCTTCTTACTTTCCCAATCACGGAACTTTAGATGTTTTTCTTTTTGAATAAGTATCTTTCTGGCGACATAATGTGATTTATACATTTGGCCAGTTTGTTCTGATTGTCTGTAGATGGTGATTTCGTATTCAGTGTGAAACAAAGCTCTGAGAAAGTTCATTACTTTGTCCATGAATGTTTTGTTTTCCATAATATATCCTCGATACACTCTTATTTAGTATGCGAAAAAAGGGGAGTTTCTTTAAAGTCTAAACTCCCGCACCGAAAAATCGACTGCACTTTTGGCTATAGTTATTTTATGTCGTTATAACCCTACGCAAATGTAAAAGAACGACTGAAATAGTGTGTCCAACTGGCACCTTTCTGCTGGTTCTCGATAAGACAATTCCAATTAAGGGTCTTATTCACCACCCACACCATTTCTTAAAAGTTTTAATTCGTTGATAGTATTCTCTGCACTAGTATGAACAATACCAATACCACCATTCTCAATCCAATGGTCTATGTTCTTTTGTCTATCATCAATAAGAACACTTCCTTCAAAGGCATACATACCTTTCTGACTACCTGTAAATGTGCAAGTAACAGCAATGGTAGGGTCTACAAACTCTCTAATCCACTCGTTTTTATCATACACACATAACTCTCTGTTCACTTCACCAGCAGCCGTTAGTATTTCCCACGGTATGCCTGTATGTCTGACATATGCAAGTAAATCATACATATCGACCATTGTTGGTAAGTTTCTGAACAACCTTTTGTTTGTTAATTCTTCTTTCCTTGCATCGTATAACTTGTGTCCTGCACTATCTGGTGTTATGTTAACACCTGCAAGTTTAGAAGCACCAGTCTGGAAGTCGGCCAACACACCGTCCATATCAAGGAAAATTCTTTTTATCTCACTTTTCATATGTATATTATAACAAATTTATGTCCGCTTTGGCAAGCGTTTTCAGCGTATTTTCTAGTCTTCCAGCCTCTATTTCATCACATATTCCAGTAGTTAATATCTGTCGGACATGCACCATTTCGTGTGCAAGGGTTATAAACCTTTCGTTATCGTATTTAATGAATATGTCTATGTCCTCATCTGATTTAGAGAACTCAATTAGGCCTTTTTGAGGCATGGTAGGGGGTAGTCTTTTGATATTGACTACGCAGAATTTAGTGGAAATGTCTAGTTGTTCTGCCAAGAATACGGCATTATGCAACATCCACTTGTCTTTACAATATATCTCCATCTTCTATTTCATCACCATAAGAATCACCACAAAACGGACAAAACCTTATCAAATGGTCTCCGTCATGTTCGATTTCACATTCACACATACAGTTATCACAATATAATAACTCCTTCTCACTATCCATTATAAAATATCCTCATCGAATGTCGTACCATCTACGGCACGCATTGATTTTACCATTATTTTGTTGAAAGCCTCTGGAAAACCTGTTATCTTTCCATTGATTGTGCAATAAGGTAGTTTAGTTTCTGCCTTATCTTGGTCTACATCTATACCAACAATATATGTTCTACATGTTTGATATTCTCTATCAACCATGGCCATAAGATGTTTCCACCTCTCACAAATTAGTTTTTTCTCACCAACTTGGTCATGTTCTGGTGGTAGATATAGTAAATACTCAACCATTTCTTCTATCCTGAGCTTGTTCTTTCTTCTTCTTTTCCAATTCTTTATCTATTGGTCTTTGCTGTTGTTGTGGTCTCATAGTTTTCTATACCCTTTAGACCATTCTTCTAGTTCAGTGAATCCACCTATGTTCTCACCATGAACTTTGATTTGTGGAAATGTTCTTGCACCAGGAAATCTCTCAAAGAGTTCTTCTCTAGTGAAGTCTTCATCTAACATTAAGTATGTGTATTCATACCCTTTCATTTCACATAACTGTTTTGCTCTTGTGCAATACGGACATGCTGGTTTACTGTATATCTCTATCATAATTTACTCCTATAATTTCACTGCTAATAATATAAAGATTCCTAACATAATGATGTTTGCAAAGAACATCAATAGACCTAATATGGTGTGATACCATATCCATCTGGTCTTATATGCATTTTCAATTGTCAATTCTGCTGGGTCTGGAGATTTTTCAATCTTCTCTTTCATTGCCTGTTCTTCTGCAGGACTTCCCCATAATATTTGAGATATTTTTTTCATCATACTATATGTGTCTCCCTTTCTTTCTTAGCTGTATATATGGTTCCTGTTTTACGACCATAATACGGTTGTTTTTCAATACCTTTGGTACCCTCACCAAAGAATAAAAATGTCATTATGGCCACTATAGAAAACCACACTGCAAATACTAATATAATTGCTTCCATCATAATTTAAAGTCCTCAAATGTTGAATCATCAACATCTTGTTTTATACCACCAATTAGATAAGATTCAATCTCTGTCTCTTGTGGTGCATTTTGTAATCCTCTACTGTTAAACCAATGTTGTGTCCATGGTAAAGGATTGTTAGTTGAACTTATGTCATATATTGGTTCTAAACCAATTGTTCTTAATCTTTTGTTTGCAATAAACTCTACATATTGACCTAGTAATGGTACTGATAAACCTATCATAGAACCATCTTTAAATAAAAACTCTGCCCATTCTTTTTCCTGTTCTACTGCATCTTCATACATTTTGTATACTTCTGGTTCACAATCTTTAATTACTTTCAACATAAGTTTATCGTTCTCATGTTTCTTATAACACTTTAGTATGTGTTGTGATACTGCAAGGTGTTGTGATTCGTCTCTTGCAATAAGAGATATAATCTTTGCACTTCCTTCCATCAGTTTGAGTTCACCAAATGCAAAACTACAGGCAAATGATACAAAGAATCTAATTCCTTCTAAGATGTTTACTGATATAAGTGCCAGATATAATGCCTTGTATAGGTCATAATCATCAACTTTGAGTCCTAGTAATCTCCTTCTACCTAGTTGGATAAAGTTGTCATACTTTTCCGTAACCATTTCTGCTCTCTTAATAATTGCATCTTCTTCTAGTATAGTGTCGAATACATCACTTGGATTTGGGTATACATTCTTAATAATGTGTGTATAACTTCTACTATGAATAGTTTCCATGAAGTCCCATGTAATAATACAAGACTCTAGTTCAGGCAAGGTCACAAAAGGTAAAAATGCTATGCTTGGTGCCCTACCTTGAACTGAGTCGAGTAAAGTTTGATACCTCAGATTTGAGGTAAATATGTGTTTTTGTGCATCAGTTAGTGTCTGATAATCTGCTCTATCTTTCTGTAAAGATACTTCTTCTGGTCTCCAAAAGAAACTTAGTTGTCTTTGTGTTAGTTTGTCAAATATAGGATATTTAAACTCATCAAATCTTTGTGTATTCAATTCTTCACCAAAGAATATCTTATTCTTAGTGAAGTCTATATTATTTTTATTGAATACTGTCATTCTAAATCCTCTGCACTGACTATTAAATCTTCTTCTACTTTACCTGTTAGATATGAATAATTATTTACATATAAATGGTGTTCACCTCTAAATTGACTATACACATTATCAATCCATGGTTCTAATTCACCAGCACCCATTCTTCTAGTGTTGTCCCATTTGCTTACACAACCGTCCCAATCTAATATAAATTTCCTACTATTAGGAGAACTATTAGGAACAACTCCATGTTTATGGTGTTCTTGATATTCAAAACCTGCCATCTGAGTCATACGACTTCTCTGATTGAAGAAATGTAGAAACATATGATAACTATAATCACCAACTAATGTATTTCTCCAATGTGGTATATTAGGACCTTGATATAACAGAACATCACCTAGTTCAAGTTCTATTGATTTACCTCTATGAATATCTTGGGTGTTTGATTTAATGAATTGTTGTCCTGCTTTGTCTTGACAATTAATCCAGTTACCCTCATTATTCAACCATATCTTCCAAGGTGTGTTATCATCAGTCTTATAATCTAAAGGAAAGGTAACACTAATCTCACAAGATGGTCTATCTGTATGTGCAGATAGTGAAGCACCTCTGTAATATTTTCTACTATAAGAGTATGTCTCTTGTAGTTTTATATCTAAAACATTGTTTAATTTATTTTTTAGCCAAGTATGTAGGCCTACTGCGACAGGAAAGTTGTATGCTCCGTGTGATTTTTTTCTTTGTTCTTCTGGTGTATTGTGAGTCAACTCATCTTCTGCTCTAAAGTGTGCATTGAAAGACCTATCGTCATTCTCAATACTTCTCCATGTGTCCATGGTCATTCTGATGAGTTCTTTAGGTATGAAGTCTCTTAATACAACATATCTGTTGTTCACAAAATCTAAAGTTGTCTGATTTGTTTTACCACCCCATTGAATTTTGTCATTATCACCTCTGTTCTTTACTACAGGTACATCAAAATCATATAGTTTATCTTTTTTAGATTGCACATGCATCGCAGTCTTCTTCCTCACTTGTTTCATCACCTAAAGGTAACTCTTCGACAACATCTTCTTGTTTACCATCCATAGTATTATGATAGTAAGATGTTTTCCATCCGTATTTATATGTGTTTAAAAGGTCTTTTGCCATAACAGAAACAGGAACTTCTCCGTTAGGATAGTTTTCTGGATTGTATGACCAATTACCTGATATTGCCTGGTCAAAAAACTTCTGCATTACTGCAACTATTTTGATATAACCCTCGTTAGATGGCATATCCCATAGTAAGGTATAGAAGTTCTTTAACATCTGATATTGTGGAACAACTTGTTTGAGTGTTCCTTTTTTACTCTTCTTAACTGACAAGTGGTCTCTAGGTGGTTCTATGCCATTGGTTGCATTTGATACAACACTAGATGATTCACTAGGCATTTGTGCAGTCAATGTTGAATGTCTTAGACCGTGAACTTTAATTCTAGTTCTTAGTCTTTCCCAATCACATTTGTAATTAGGTTTAACTAAGTCGTCAACATCTTTTTTGTAGTGGTCGATAGGTAGTTTTCCCTCTGCATACTTTGTATGTGCAAAACCATCACATTCACCTTTCTCTGATGCAATTTGATTACTTGCACATAATAGGTTGTATTGAAAACTCTCTGTAAGTTCATGTATTAATTGTAGACTCTCACTAGAACCATATTCAACCTTGTTCTTTGCAAGAAAATGTGCAAGGCCGATATAACCAATACCAAGACTTCGTCTTGCTCTAGTTGATTTCTCGGCCGCTACAACAGGATATTCTTGGTAATCTATCAGTTCTTCAAGTCCTCTCACTGCTAAATCACACAAGTTAGACATTTCTTCCATTTTGATAATACCTACATTGATTGCAGATAGTATACATAATGCGATTTCTCCTTCTCCGTCTATGTGTTCTATTGGGTCTGTTGGTAAAGTAATTTCCTGACAAAGATTACTCATGTTAACTTTGTCAAGGAAACTACTGTGGGTATTGCAGTGGTCTATATTCATAATATAGATTCTGCCAGTCTCAGCTCTTTCTTTTAATATATCTGTAAATAATTCTCTTGCACTTACCTTTGTTTTAGGAATAGATGTTGCTCTCTCATACTTTTCATAGAGTTCATCAAACTCTGGTGTTCCAAATGCCTCATAAAGACCTGGAACATTGTGAGGAGAGAACAATGTTATCTCACCGTTCTGTAAGAATCTCTTATAGAATAGTTCTGATAACTGAATAGAATAGTCTAGTTTTCTAACTCTATTATCTTCTGTTCCTTTGTTGTTCTTTAAGACAATAATGTCTTCTATTTCTTGGTGCCATACTGGAAAGTGAACTGTTGCTGACCCGCCTCGAACACCATTTTGTGTGCAACTTCTAACTGTTGCCTCAAATTTTTTAAGGAATGGGATAACTCCAGTATGTTGGACTTCACCACCTCTAATCTTTGAACCAAGGCCTCTAATTCTTCCAGCGTTAATCCCGATACCCGCCCTTTGTGCAACATAGCGTCCAATGGCCATATCACTGCTGAATAAAGAGTCGAGTGTGTCGTCTGAGTCGACAAGAACACATGATGCAAATTGTCTAAGTGGTGTTCTAACTCCTGCCATAATTGGTGTTGGTATCGATATCTTGAATGTAGAGATTGCATCGTAGTATTTTTTGACATAGTCTAATCTTCCTTCTTTGTCATAGTTTTGAAAAAGAGTCATTGCAATTAACATATACATGAACTGAGGTGTCTCAAAAACAACATTGGTTGACCTATCTTGCACAAGATATTTGTCTACTACTTGTTGTAATCCTGCATATGTAAAATCAAAGTCTCTTTGATGTTTGATGTAAGTGTTTATCTTTGTAAACTCTTCATCAGTATATTGATTTAAGATATCTTTATCGTAGACCTTAAAATCAACATTTCTTTCCACTATATCTCTGAGTGGTGGATATATCTCTGAATCTTTCCATTTAGTATTGAATACTTGTTTCTGAATACCAAATAGTAATAATCTCGCTGCTACAAATTGGTAATTTGGTGATTCAAGTGAAATTAAATCACTTGCACTTTTAACTAATATTTTTTGAATTTCTTGTGTTGTTATACCATCAAAGAATTGTAGACCACTATTCATTTCTACTGCTGACTCACTGACACCTGTGATATCTTTACAGGCTTTTTCTACCATTCTATGAATCTTATCTAGGTTTATCTCAACTTTGGAACCATCCGACTTAACTACTCTGATTTCTGAATTCACTTCTTCTTATACTCCTTAAACTTCAATTTTGCCGAAAGACCATTATATGTATTAGAAGTAATTATATCAGTTATATCAGAAGTGGTCAATCCACTTTGTATCATATCATTGATATCTTTCAATCCTGATACTCTTTTATCCGACCACAAACATACAGACCAACCTAAGTCTATAACTTCGTCTAATTTTTTAAGAATCTCTGTATTTCTTGGTTCATTGTCGTAAATGAGTATCGCGTTTTCTTTTATACTATCATCTATCTTTTTGAAATCACTACCTGCAACTGCTATTGAGTTGGGTAGGAATAGACTATCTATTGGTCCTTCGGTTACATAGATAGCCTTTGATTTGTCCACATTTTCATAGTTGAAGATGAGTGGAACATCATCTTGGAATCTCATGGTAAGATAACGAAGTGGTGAATCATTGATTGCACGACCTGTTAAACCCAATAACTCCCCATTCTCACTAATGAATGGCAGAATGACTCTAGGGTCATTACCAAGAACTCTCTCATTATACTTAGTGTGTAAATGAGATAGAACTTGTGCATTGTCGACATACCAGAGTTTCTTAATTGCATCATCTGGTATCTTTCTGTTCTGTAAATACTCTCTGCTTACAATTCTATCGTATGCACCATGACATACTGCTCTGAGATTCTCTACTGACATTGTCTCGACATTTTTATTTAGTAAATCTGGATTGGGAGTGAACTTGAATGCACTTGATGAAGGCATTTTTTGTTGTCGTTTCGGACTTTTTCCACTTTCTTTTAACCATTCTTTAATATACTCTTTATGTATCACAGGAAAATTATCTTTAAGAAAGTTCACCGATGATGTAGATTTGCCACAATTATGGCATTTATAGATAAAACTCTGCTCTACCGCAAAATGATATCCTCTCGCTTTATACTGATTTTTAGAAGAATCACCACAGTATGGACATCTGTGATTTAATGTATTATCATTCTTCCATTTGGCCAAATCGAGACTCGATACGACCATTGAAAGGTATTTCCTTTCTAACCATAGCATAACTACTATTATACTATGATTAGTCTGGAATTACAAGTGGTTTTATGCGTCTATTAGTGCTTGAAGAGCCGCGAGTTGAGAAGTATTCTCGGTTACGCTTGAATCGTATTTGACCTTTTGTGGGTCATCTGAAGCCATAGAATCATATCCACTAGGTTTGACAGGTTTACCGTCTCCTGTTTCAAACCAAGTTTTTCTACCCGCTAAGTCATCCATTCCTGGAATAGTAGGTGTAGTGTATCCGTCTGGTGCTGGCATGTTAATCTCCTAAATTGAATTTACAAGTTTATTTAGGTTTTTTCATGTTTAGAATCTTATCTTTTGGCACCTGTAAGACATATCTGTTCTCTATAGTCTTAGGTTTGATTGTTCCTGTTCTTGGGTGTGATATAAGACCTATCGATGTAATCAATAGAAGAATGGCCAAAGGGTCAAACACAAATATAATAGCAAATATAACCCATCGTATTGCGTTATCAAGGTAATCTCTGGCAGATTCCTGACCGTAAATGACCTCAGCGACATATTTAATTGGTCCAACTTCTCTCTCAAAATTTAGTATCTCCTGTTCAAATGGAAATCTCTCTTCTTTATATACATTAATTATATCATACAAGTCATCTATCTGCAACTGGTATTCTTGTGTCTTTAAAATAATATCATCTGCATCTCCTGTAGATGCTTCTTGTAATCTCTTAATTTCTGTATTGGCACCATTGATTGTGTCTTGTGCCTGTTCTCTGTATTTGTCTATGTTGTCTTGTTGTGTCTTTATGTCGGCACGAATCTGGTCTCTTTGTTCTTTTTGTTGTAGAAATAGTGTATTTGCCTGTTGCACATAGTCTATTTTCTCTGTTTCGTTGCCTTGGAAGAGACCTCCTTCATCGGTGGTGATGACCTCAACACCTTTTTCTCTTAGTTCATTGACTGCAGTATCTAATGTAGTTAGTTGATTTCTAAGACTATCTATCTGTCCTTGTGCATAATCTATATCCCCTTGAACTCTTTGCCATGCTCCGTCACGGATGACCTCTTGTTGTTTGATTGATTCTGATACATCTATGGTGGAAGTTCCAAGGGAATTCATTCTTTCCTCTATTAGGGAGATATTGTTCTCGGTTCGGAGGATTTGGCCATCGATTTTTTGAAGTTCTGATTGTGCAACTGAAGTTTTATATGATGTATCTGAAGATGCCTTTGCAAGGTATCCAAATATACCAAGTGATGTGATTAACATTAATATGAATACTGAGAATGTGAGATAGTATTTCATGTAATTGAGTCTATCCCAATATAGGTGGAGATAAGCAGCCGTCACAATTTTACCAAACTCTAAGGCACCTGCCATAACTACCACACCTAAGAATGCACCTGCAAATATTGTTGCAAGTCCTATAACTGAGAAATACGCAGCTATGCCTGCGATTGACATAGAGGTAAATAGGGCTAGGTAATTCAAAAATTTATTCATAATTTATTACTTGGCGTAATTTTTTATAAGGTCAAAGAGTGCAGATGGTTCATACTTATTCTTCTTTTTCCTTACTACAGGCACATTTGTAGATACTGCTGAACCTGTTGCATTTATAGGTGCATCCTCTTCAAGCTTAGAATATTTAAAAAACTTCATAGCCTGGTCTGCAACTTGATAAGCTGCCATTTTATCGGAAGGATAATGAACGCCTGCATCAACTCTTCCTTGTGCAGATTTCTCTGCCATAATATGTAAATTTGTTTTATGTTCTGGATAGATTGAACTATAATAGTGTGCAACTACCTTTGCCTGTAAGGCATGATTAGAAGGATATGCAGGTGAGTCTGTTGTCTCAGTCTCCATATACTTGAAGTCTATACCTAGTTTCTCTGCAACTTGTCTTGGTCTTGGTCTTTGAAACTCATTCTTATAATATCTACCAATATGTTTAGCAGACTTTATAATCTTTTCTATATCTTCTATTTCCCAATCTAAATCTTCGTTGGACATATACTCTTTGATATAATAAGAAGTATCATGGTCTGTATTGATGTATACTTTCTTCTGTTCATCAGAAAGATTCTTCATGTTCTCTTTCATACCCATTATCTCTTTTCTAGTTTGTGTAGATGAGTTTGCAGGTGGTGGACTAATAGTTATTTCTTCTAACCAACCATCACGAAACATTTTCTTACACTGTTTGGCATCAAATGTTTTAGGGGTATCACCATACTTCAGGTCATCTATCTTTAATATTTCTTTAATATACATCGTCTTGTGTTACCAATACTCTATGTTCATCGATATAACCAATATAACAGGTTATACCAAATATCAAACTATGTTCTTGTAAGATGTGAACAGGAGTCTTCTCAGGATATATGATAAACTCTCCTTGTTCATCGAAGTTCTGTTTGAGTTGTCTTTTTAGATTGTATGTCTCTCCTAAATCCAGAGTTCCTACTTTGTGTGCCTCTGATAACATCTCTGCCTCTAATACATTTTCGTCTTTTAGATGTCTATAGAACTTTTCACATAGTTCTTCCATCTGGTCTGCATTTAAATTTAAGTTTTCTTTTAGAAGTGCAAGTGCAATTGCGTAAGAGGCAAATGCAGTCTTACCGAATGGTACCTTTTGTATGATTCTTTTGATATTGAATACAAGTCTATGCAACATTGACATAGATTCTTTCTCATCTGAGGTGTTTATACCCTTAGATTTGATTCTATTACCGTTCTTATCAATAAGACCTAGTTTGAATGCATCAAAGTCTTTAAACTTTGTCACAAGCATTTTGAGGACTTTGAATACTACTAATGTGTTTATTATACCCATATATCTATTTATATAATCTGGAGCTACTGGTCAGATTCGAACTGACGACCTGAGGTTTACAAAACCCCTGCTCTGGCCAACTGAGCTACAGTAGCTTATAGTTCTCGTAATCTATTATATAGTTCCATATCAAGGTTTATATCAGGATTCCATGTATCTTCGATATAACCAAGGTATAAGAGCATTGTTTTGACACTTGGCCAATATGAATCTTCTTTGATTTTGAATTTTAACATTCTCATGCAGGCGTCAAAGCCAAATACATTAAAGAGTGTGATTAGATGGTTTAACATGAGTCTTTCTCTCATTTCACCATTTTCGTGATAACGATGTAGCAATCTTTTTAGATATCTAAATCTTCGTAAGTCTTCTTCGAAGTCCTCAATGTCCGTGCATTGCGGGTCATCGTAATGTTGTAGTGCGAATGCACTAAAGTTCTTTGCGGTTAGTTTGTCAAATAGACCCATAATATAATAAATTGTTGTTTACACTAATATATAGTGTAGGGAAAGTATCTAAAATGTCTTAGATACTTCCGTATACTTTGAATGAACCATTTTCTAATTGTTCATACTTAACTTTAAGTGAAACAATCTTCTCTTCTTTCTCTAGTTCATCAATTGGTGTATCTACTGATTTACCCATGATTTCACCATAACGAGAGAAGTTTAAGTCAAACTCACCTGACTCTGAGAATTCTAGTTCTTCTTCTGAAGAAACAGGATTTAAACCTATTTGTGAGAGTTTAGACTTCATCTGTTCAACGGCAGCCTGTGGATTCATGTATTCTGACACTGCAACATGTCCTAAAACTGCGTTAACTCTTTGGACTACTTCTGCATCTTCTAGTTCATATGGGGCATCTACAGATTGTCCAGTGTTTTCGAATAAAAAGTTTTTAAATGATTTCATAATTTTACCTTACTGCTACGCCAACACCTAAAACACCCGCATTTGCAGCGAATATTTCATCTGTTTGGTCTTTTTCTACTATTACAGAAGCACCGCCAGGAACGGTGAGTGTGCCAATCAATGAGTTGGCACTTGTCTCAACTGACACTAAATGAGCAGCTCCTGTAGAGTTAAATACTCTTACATTCGTTGCACCAGAGAAATTACTACCGTTTGTTGTAGATGTTCCCATTGCGGCTTCTGAACCTAATAATTTTAATTTCATAGTTTACCTATTACTTATTATGCAACAACAGTAATACCACCAGCCGCAGTTCCAATGCCTACTACTGATGTAATTGTTGATGCAGTATTTGTGCCAGTATCTTTGATAGTTCCACTATTTAATGAAAGTGGATTCGCACCGAATACTAATACATCATCTGCGTTAGTAGCAGCGTTAGCAGCTCCTATTGCCAATGTGAATACTAGTTCGTTTGAACCTGAACCACTTGCATATGATAATGTGTGTGGACCTCTTCCTGAACCTGTTCCTTCGTTTCCGTTAGTTACAGATAGTTGAGGTGTTCCAGTGACATCTACTGCTTCGTTGAATACAACAGTTGCAGATAATGTTCCACCAGCACTCTTATCGAATGTAGTGATATTCCAATCTATATCAGTGATATTAGCAGCACCTAAAGCAGTTGTAAGACCTGAAGAAGACCATGCAACTAACACTTCTGTTAGACTTCTGCCTGATTTTTCTACTTCAAGTTCCCAACCGTAAGGTTTAGCTTGTGTTTTTGTTTTCTGAGCGTCCGTTAACCAATTTGGCTTGTCTTCACTTCCGCTTGTATGTCCCCATAGTGCCATTTTTTTCTCCGTTTTCTATTCTATGATGCAACTTTTAAGATTGCATCAAATGTTTTTTTGAAAGATTTAGCATCTTTCGCCAATAGTCTAATGTATTTATCCCTTATTGGTGCTTTAACTTGCATTAAAGTGTCATGAACTAACGCGGCATCTTTGCCTTTAACCTTTTGTTTCTTGTTATCCTTAGTCTGGACTTCACCATCTCTCTTTGTATCAGTAAATTTCTTTAATTGAACAAAGATATTATTGTCTGCCCAAGCAGCCGAACCACTTGATTTATCATGCCATGCATCAAGGGCTCTTTGCATGACTTCATCTTCAGACGCTTCTGAGTATTTACCACCTGCCATTGTAGAGATTTTCTCTAGTTTCTGCTTGAGGTCTTTCTCATTTCTAGCTTGTGCAACTGCACGAGCAATCTTTTTATTACCTGCATCAGACATCATTGAGAAATCTGATTGTTTCTCCATGACCTTTTTAACTTCTACTGCAGATTGTTTTATGTATCCAAGTTTTTTAATTTTCTCTTTGAAAACTTTATATCTTGCATCTGTAGTTAAGATAGTTTTAATGTCTTCTTTTGTAGGTTTCATTAATCTTCTAGTGTTACCTTTCCGTCCCACTTTCCTCTTTCGATTTCAGCAATCATGTCATAACATACTCTTTCTACTTGTTGTAATGCATCAAAGATTTTATGTGGACCAGCTGCACGGTTATTGTATTGAAACTTTTCATGAAACTTGTTTAGTTTCTCAATTTCCTTGACCATCTTTTTATAACCATTGATTTCTAATTTTCTATCGAAATCAGAACCTTTCTTTTCTGCAGGACTTTTTTTATGAAAGTCTATTCTTTCTGATATAACTTCTTCATTCTTCTTAGCTCTATCACTCATTGATTTCATGGTTGTCATGTCACCAATAATTTTAAGAATTTCTTGTTGTGCCTTTAAAATTGTTTCGTATTGTTTATTGAAACCTGCAAGTTGAAGTGTCTTATCACCCATTTTTGCAATCTTAAAGTAGTCTTTCTTTATCTTTTCCATATCTTTGGAAAGTTTTTTGACTGCCTTAATCTCTTGGTCTGTTACCTCACTAAGGTCAACTGGTGTATTATGTTCTTTAATTGTTTGAACTAGGGATTGATACTTAGCCATTATGTTGCTCCATACATATCGTCATAATTATCATACCTCTTCATTTGTTTCTTCAAATCGTCATAGATTGCATTTCTCATACTCATAAGGTCTTTGGTCATAGAACCATATTCATTATGCATTTTATAGATTAGTTCTAGTTTTTTTCCTGCCTTTTTATCACCTACGACTTTTGCAATATGCATAAGTGATAATGTATGTTCATTTTTATCGGTAAATTTTGCAACTATGTCAATATCTTTTTGGTTGAATGATTTTGCCTCTGACATATCTCTGTAAGAGTTCATTAAATTATCTTCTTTAACTTCTTCGACTTCTTCCATTGCAGGAAGTTCACCCATTTTCGCAGCCATTCGTGCAAAACCTTTTGGATTATCTCTCTGCATTTTTTGAAGAACCTTGACATCAGTCATGTTCATGAGATTTGCAACTCCAGCGATTTCTTTGTCATTTCTAAGTTTGAACAATTTCTTAATCATGTCACCACTGGACATGTTTTTCTCATCGATAACTTCTTCTGACATTGAATCAACAAATGACTTCATATCTTTTTGATATGCTTTCTTCATTTGTCTATAGTTGTTTGTGTTTACTACTTGATGAAAGTTTTTAAGAATCTTCTTGTTTTTTGCAGAGGCAGCCCATACATTTGAAAAGTCTTTACGAATAATTGCATCTGAAAGTTTTCCTTCTTGTATATCTTCTGATACAGGGACACAATTTGGTACTTGTTTACCATTCTTCATTTTGAATCCTTTCTGCACATATCCGTCCCAACATGCCTCTTCTATAGGTTCAGGTGCATATTTCTCACCATTTTCCCACATTTCTTTATAAGAATCCATAACATTCTTTTTCTTTTCTTTCTTTGCAATTGCAATAGCGGCTTGTTGTTCTGGAGAAACTGCTTCCATCATCTTAACAAGATTCTTATGATTGTTCTGAATGTCTTTCATTAACATATCAACATCTTTGTCTTGACCTTTGAAATTTATGTTATTGTCATCTACAAATTTACCCTTTGAATGAGTGCCAAATGATACTTTAACTTTAGGGTGTTTCTTTGCAATCTTCATTAACATAGGTCGAATCTTTTTCTCGTTTTTCTTTGGATAAGACATTATAGAGTCTTCACTAACCATGTTGTCACCTTGTGGGATGTAAGATGCATTTAGAACTTGGTCTATGAAATCTTCAACATCTTCTTTGTGTCGAATTTCACCATTATCTAATGCCCATGATACAAGGTCATCTTCTACTTTAGTATCTAAATCTTTTTTACCTTTTCTGAAGTCGTCAAGATGTCTTTTGTGTTTTGTGATAAGTTTTTTCCAATCATTGTCTCTTGGAAACATTTTGATGACATCTTTGAAATTTTCTGACATTTGAAATTCTTCATTTGCATATCGTAATGCATTTTGAACTTCTTTCTTCTTTAGTATAGAATTACCAAAGAACTTTTTGATTTCTTGTTGTGCGACTGAAAATGCACCACCTAAATCAAGTGCAACTTCTACTGCTTTTTTGACTTTTGCATCTGATACTTTATTCTTTCTGAAATAGTTTGCAATTTCTTGACCAGTAAGTTTTTGTTTACCATAAGGTCCTAATGGATTTACTTTACCATCTTTGTCTAATATTTTTTTTGATTCATGAAATAGGTTCATGTTAAACTCCGAATATTGCGTGTGCTAGTATCTCATCGTTGTCAATAATAATTGATGCCATATCTTCTCTAAATGCAGTATCTCCTTCAAAAGATTTTGAGAATTTACCATGCATACTATTTGTCATGACAACATTATCATTATATACCATTACTTCCATCTTTTGTAGGTGCTTCATTACTTGGTCACCATACTTTTTAGAGTCTTTAAAACCTGCTTTAACTTCTTTCTGAATTAGTTTTTTGAACTCAGATAAAATTTTGCTGAGTTTAGGTGATTTATAGATAAATCCTGTTTCATCACCATGTTTAGCTGCTAAATCATCTACTGTTTTGAAGTAGGTTCTAGTAGCTTCTTTTACATTTTTTTTTTCAGCGTTATCGCCAAGTTTAATAAATTTCTTTGCAGGTTTATCCTTTTCTTTGATTTCTGCTTCTTCTGACTTCTCACCTTTGTAGTTCTTATCTATGTAATCGAAGAACTTCTTTTTCTCTTCGTCTGATTTAAAATCAGCAGGTGATGATACATTAAATTTCTTTAAAGATGCTTTAAAGAAATCTTCGTATTCTTTTGAGTTTTGTAAAACTTGTTTAGATGCTTCTAGTAGGTCATCTGATAAACCTAATGATGTGAATTTCATTGTTCTAATTCCCCTTTATCGAAATAGTTGAATAATTTTTCTTTGCCTTCTTCATCTAGTCTTAGGGACTTAGATAAACGACCTAACATATTTTTTTCAGTGAGTTTTTCTACAGTTCTTTCAACGGAAAGTTTTTCTTCTTTGACTTCTTCTACTTCTTCTCTCTTAACTGAGTATTTCTTTTGTAGAGCATCTTGTTCTTTCTTTAATTTTTTGAAAGCAGGTGAACCATATGGTAAATCCATAAGTTTATTCATCATATCTAAGATTTGATTCTGAACCTTTTCAGGCATCTTAGTCGTTACTTCGTCTAATTTCTCGTCTTCTACAAAAAAGGTTGCTAGTTCCTCTTCGATTTGGTCATTAAGAATGTCATCGGCACTCTTCTCTACACTTCCTTCTTTGAGTGCAACATGAGAACGCACTTGTTCTAGTTTCTCTTTCCAGTTTTCTGATTTATAACTCATAGTATTATTTATAATATATTTTAGTTCGAAACCTACTCTTCTATACGAATAACTAGGTTATTTTCTCCCTTGATTAATCTATGGTAACTATTCTTGACGATGTAATAATCTTTACCAACATGTAATTCTTTTGGTAATTCATCGTCATTCTGTAGTTTCCAACCTTTTCCACTTAACACATGAACTGTTCTATTATTCTTGTCCCTATGCCAAACTAGTTCTTTTTCTTCAACAGAATGGTCAAAAGTTCTCACTTTGAATAACCTGCCTGTTCCGTGTTGTTCTAGTATTTCTTCTTTATACGGCTTCGTCATGTTTAATTAAACCTTGACACCAATTTTCTGCAACATCTTCAGCATATGACTCTGAATGATTGTGAACTTTTCTACATTCTACAAACATTTCGTCTTCTAATAAGTCGACTTCCCAACCTAAATGAGACATATACACCTCTGCAATTCTATTACCTTGTGCATAGTTATGATACAGTGTTCTTTCTTTCATGATATTAATATTTAGGTTACCAGAAAAAGTCTCCTCCACCTGATAAACCGAGTTGTTTTGCATAATGAGGCAATCTACATGCCCAATATGATGCTGTTGTTTTGTCGTTTTGTTGGTCACATTGATGACGAGCAGCGAATGATTTTCGTGCTTTTGGATTGTTTAACTTAACTTTGAGGCCTGTTGTATCTCCCCATGTGATTTTCTTAACCTTATCACCGTCTTTTACATAAACATAGTATTTTTTAGGACCACCTCGTTTAGGTTTGTTAAGTTCCTTTTCTTCTTCTTCGGATATCTCATACATAGGGCAGTCTAAAGGCACTAATTCACCTTTATATACTTCAAACGACCCTATATCAGTCTCTAATATGTTTTTGTCGACTTCTGTTAGTGTGTATTTGTTTTCTGATACTAGTTTTCTTGCCTCTTTAATGCATTCAAAATACATCGTAGAGCCTAGTCTAAATGGATTGTCTAAGAGATTGATTCCCTTAGTTTGCATTGCATCTAGGGTTTCCTCGATTGCAACCTCTTTCAATGTTTTCATGTTATTTAATTTCTTTTACTTCAAAATCTTCGTTTGCAGGATATCCTTTCAAAGGATTTTGAAATACATCTCTAAAGTTTTTCTTTACTTTTGACTTTTGTTCATGAAAGGCCTTCTCAGTCTCTTGTATATATCCTTCTTCTGCTTGACCTGGTGTATCGGCCTGATACTTTTGTCTGATATCATCTGTTCCTACTTCACAAACACCATCATCTGATGCATTACCTTTACCTGGCATTGTTTCTTCTTTTAAACCAAACATAGGTGCAAGTGCTTTGACTACTTGACCCATTACTGCTGGGTCTATGTTTGCAATAAACTCTGATTCTTTTCTTTTTAGATTTCTAATGTTTTTAATTTTGTTATGTATGTTAGTATACTTTGCTTCATCTAATTCTGTTTCAAACTTTAGAAATAATTTTCCTTTTTCTTGTTTCTTATCTGTTGCTTTATGTCCTATCATTGAACCAAGGTCATTAATTAGTTTTAGACCAGATTCTTTATTCCTAGACATTTCTTTCTCAATTTTTTGTTTAATCTTTTTGAGTATAGTGTCTACTATTGTATTTTTATCTGCAACAAGTTTTCCTTCTTCAACTGATTCGGAAGTGCTTGACTTTTCAGCAGCTTTTCTATCTGCCTCTCTTTGTTTCTGAATGGCCATGTTCTGGACTTCTTTTTCTTTTTGTTGAGCAAGTCCTTCGTTTTCTCTCTCGTGTTCTGCCTGAAGTGCCTCAATCTCTTTTATGTGTTGAAGTTTTAACTTCTCCATCTCGTCAACTTGTTTGGCCTTTGCAAGAGCAGTTCTAACTGCAACATTGTCTTCATTGACTACTTGTTCACTTTTACCACGAACTTTATCTGCAAGGTCTTTGTCTGCCTTACCCCATGTTCCTTTACCTTTTGTTATAAAACTATTCACGCGTGCATGTCCCCATTGCTCAGGTGTTGTGCCAGGTCTATGACCTGTTTTCCAGGCAGCTACACCTCTATTGAATACTTGTTTGAGAATACCTTTTGCTATGCCTGTT